CAGCCGGTTTCCGGCGTGCAGTTTAAGTTCCCTGCTCAATATCTTGCTCAGGTACATGCTACCGTCACGACATACCGTGATAATCCGTTTTCCCTTGTAGGTCAGTGCCGGATGTGAATTGCTCTTGTCATAAACTGTCAGTTTCATAATCAATCATGTTTTTAGTGATACATTTATTTTCTGTCATGCCGCCTCGCCGGCCATAATCAGTCTTCTTTGGGCAATGAATCTCCGGTTCGCCCGGACGGATTCCATCATGGCCTGTGCCCTGCGTGCCACCACCGATGTTTTCTCGCCCATGTGTCTGGCGATGGTACGGAACGAGCTGCCGGTCTCGTAAAACCGAAGCATGAATATCCTGTAATCCTCGTAGGAGAAGTGACGCCTGAGGAATTTCTGTATGTCCTTTACCAGCCTGTCGCACCCGGTAAGCATCTCTTCCCACTCATCGGTCTCTTCCGTGTAGTCCGCCTCACCCAGTCTTGAGAAATACTCGTCTCCGGGGTTGTCGTAACGGCTGTCTTCCCTTGTTCCCGATTGCAGGATTCTCCGGTAGCATCCAAAGAAGTAGGATTCCAAGTCCTCTATTCCGTTGTTTGAGAACATCACCTGCTTCCTGACCGCCAGATACGCGTCATGGAACGCATCCTCGTTGACCTTCCCGTAAAGGGATACACTTTCTTTCAGTCTCGCGTATGAACGGCCAAACCATCCGTTGAATTCTTTCACGTCTTTTGTTGCCATATCCTTTGATTTTATCTGTTAGACATCCGGCCTGCGGTGCAGGCACTCTTGTTTCTTTGTATGCCTTACAGCCGTTCTTCCGCCGGAAAGGTGTCAAGGCTCGGCAGGAAAAAATACCGGAGCGCGGAGCGCGAGGATGATTTTTTCCCAGCCGACCCGCAGGGCCCGGCCTTGCGCCCGGTGGGGAACGGCTACCTTTGCTTCAAAGAAATAAGGGTGTCTTTTGAGGTTCCCACCTTTGGATTTGTCACCTGACGGTGAAAAAGAATGTCTGTTGGTGACACGTGCCGTCCGGTTTGCAGGCGGTTCCCGTTTTTTTATTTTCTTCGCTTCCGAAACGGTTTTACGGGCACATAGATCCCTTTCCGGTACCATCTGTCCGCCATTCCGTTTTGTAGTAAAAATCAATGTCAAACTTAAAATTACAGGAACATGGAAGTAGTGGTCATAGACAAGGCGACTTTCGAGAGGATGCTCTCGGAATTCGAAAAATTCGCAGGAAAGGTGGAACGTCTCTGCCGGGAACACAAGGACTTGAGAGAGAGGGAATGGCTTGACAGCGACGACGTGTGCAGGCTGCTCGGTATCAGTCCGAGAACCCTGCAGACGATGCGGGAAAACGGAACACTGGCTTATACCAAGATTAGCCACAAGGTGTATTACAGACCGGAGGATGTGAAGGCAGTCTTTCCCGTGGTGGAGATGAAACGGTGCAGTGCTGCCAATAAAGGAAGATATTGTAATACCGATACAGTTAATTTATAAACATCGTGCTTATGAATGACAATGGCAACATCCGGCTGCTGACACCGGAAAACGACATGCGCGTGAGAGCCTTTTTCTCGTCGCTGGAAGACCTTTCAAAAAGGGTGGAGAAAATACGCGACAGCAACAAGCCGTCACTGGACGGGGAACTCTATTACAACGACAAAGAGCTGGCGGTGAAACTGAAGGTCAGCCGCAGGAGCCTACAGGATTACCGCAACAATGGCATACTGCCATATGTCCGGGTAGGCGGAAAGATTCTGTACAGGGCTTCTGACATAGAGCGTGTCTTGATGGACGGGTACAAGGAAGCGTACTGATGAGAGTGACTGAATCATCTTGTTAGACTCTACATCATTTCGCAGGTAAACGATGTAGAGTCTAACCATTTGGATATACAACCTCCTATCATATCGACAAATCTCGAATTTCCTTATTCTGCTAATAGGTTACAAAAAATATTTGAGAAAAGAACTATGATCTTCCTATATATAAGAAAAACAAAGAAGGACATCCATTGCCAATATAGTAAAATTGAGTACTTTTGCAATGGAAATTAACTTATTTTCTGAAGATATAAATATGCTTGATCAGTCCTTTTCTGCACATAATTTTGAAACTATTTATTGCCTTGAAAGTCGCAAAGGCAATATAAATGTACAGACTATGCCAGAACAGTATCGTGAAGTCTTGGTAAATTTAGAGGAGATTAAAAGAAATTTGTCAATACTCAAGCATAAGAAGAATAAGACACAAGATGAAATGTTAGAACTTGATGCAAAAAAAACTGAATTTAAAAATCTTGTGGAGCAGAAAAAAGATGTATTACGCAATTATTTGGAAACTCTTGATAAACAGATAAATGCTTATGGCTTCAAGTTCTCATTGAACAAATTTGTTGCTGATAATGACAAAGAAGTATATACGCTGGATATAGCATCTCACACACATCTATTTGCAATCAAGCAACTTCAGTATAATATTCGGCACACGTTCAAGGTAAAGCAGTCTAACAGACATAGTATCTTAGCAAATGTTAAGACTTTCTTGAATTCTAATATTCCTGTTTATGTCATCCGAACAGATATATCGAGTTTTTATGAATCTATACCTCATAATCGACTAATGCCAATGATATTTGGTAACACTTTACTATCCAATAAATCTAAGGCATTCATTAAAGGTATATTAGGAGAATACGAGAATATAAAGGATCATGCTTTAGTGTCTCCATTTCAAGGGATACCTCGCGGTATTGGAATCAGTTCATACTTAAGTGAGTTGTATATGAGGGATATTGACACTAATATAGCTTGTCGAAAGGAAGTGATGTACTATGCGAGGTATGTTGACGATATCTTTATTATTCTTACCTCATTACCTGTTGGAACTTCTATAGACCAGTATTATGCTGATATGACGAGATTTTTCCAAACTTATGGTTTATCACTGAAACAGCCTGGAGATGAGTCTGGCAAGTGCCGTATCATAGATTTTACTAAAGATAATTGTGTTGAAGCTCCCATGAACTATCTAGGATATTGTTTGTATATGAACAGAAACACCAAGAAACTATCAGTTGTATACGGTCTTTCAGACACAAAAAAAGCCCGATATCGTAAAAAAATTGATAATGCGATAAATCATTTCGAGACTCTCTGCAAGTGTAATATTAAGCAAGCATATTGTGATCTATTTGACTCATTGAATATGATTACCGGTAATTTCAAACTATTCAAATCCAAAAGTAGTGTGAAGGTTGGCTTGTTCTATAATAATGATTTACTTGATCGAAAGGAAGATCTTGATGAACTTACGATATATCTGAAAGAACATCCCATTGAACCTTATGCAGGATTAAAAGATTGTACTAATGTGAAGGCAAAGCTCGTCAAGCGTATATCAAGCATAGACTTCAAGCAAAGGTGGCAAGAACGTAAAATGTTTTCCTTTAGTCTTCAACGTATTCAAGAAATAGAAGAATGGTTATAAAGAGAAAGAAAATCAGACTTCGCTACAAGAAAGAGCGTGTAGTATTCTCGGATGTTCTGCCATACGAACTTCCATTGATTTTTAGCAATCGTTACTTTTATCGATTCTTGGTGCGTAATGGCATCTGGATAGAGATAAGTAGGGAAGGGCAAGACACGTTACATTGGAATAAAACAGAAGACAAAGGTATATTGGGATTGTTGGCAATAATATTTTGTCGTAAGATTTCTGAGTTTGAGGGTAAAGACTCTTTGTTACTTAATGTACACGACCTTAAACGTATTCCGTTCGTGTATAGCATACAGCATAAACCTCTGAAACATAGGTTCCTTTCATTGATACACCCTGCCAATCAAATTAAAGTAGTTGATTTATACAACAGATATAAGGATGCTATCATATATCTTTGTTCTAAAAGTAACTTTTCTATACGATATCCCAGCAAAGTGGCTTGTTATTTCTATTATAAGGATAGGCTTCATCATGTGCTTATGGGAAAGAAGACGGATAAAATGGAGATGTACTTCAACGAATATGAGAACTTGAAAACATTTTTCAGCTATAAACGCTATACCAATATCTATAAGTTTTATGAAGATTATAGATATCAACGTGCGGAAAAGAAGTTTTCTCGTTTGCTAAAAATGGATGTACAGAATTGTTTTGACAGTATATATACACATTCAATAGCTTGGGCTATTAATGGTGGTGTGGATATATATAAAGACACATTCGAGGGTAAGTGTGATGGCTCCGTTGGAGTGTTATGGGATAAGATGATGCAAGAAATGAACTATAATGAAACAAATGGCATAGTCATTGGCCCAGAGTGCTCACGTATATTCGCAGAGGTTATTATGCAATATGTTGACCAGATGGTAGAGCAGCAGTTGCTAATAAAAGGCTACCGAAACAAGGTAGATTATGAGTGCTATCGCTATGTGGATGATTATTTCTTTTTCTATAACAGCGAAGCTGTCAAGGTTGATGCAGAACAGTTATTTCAAATGTATCTCAAAGAGTTTAAGCTAAGTCTTAGTCAAGAAAAAAATAAAACTTTTGAACGTCCTTTTGTCACAGAGATAACAAAAGCAAAAATCGCGATAGATGATTTGCTCAACAATACTGTCAAACTGTATACCAATGAACCTGAATCTGAACTATCTCTTGAAGAAGAGATGGAGCAAACAGAACAGGATATGTCGCAAGAAGCAGAGGAGCCACTTCTAAAGGTTGACCGCCCAAAAGTAACAGACTGTTTAGCTACCGATGTCTATTTTTGCTTGAACGCAACTGATTTCAATAAGCGGTTCAAGGTACTTGTATCAGCTAATAGTGTTGAACCCAAAGATGTTCTGAACTATACAATAGCTCGATTGGCTATTAGATTGGAGAGAGCCTTGAAGAAGTTTGACCGATATTATAAAACTTTATGTTTGGCAATTGTTGAACCGGAATTGGTGGACTTATATTCCCAAGTGGAGAAGAAAAGAAAGCAACTAGAAAAGGATTTATCAAAATATCTATTCAATATTCTTGATTCAGTTTTCTTTCTCTATGCAAATAGCAAGCGTATCAATACCACCCTTAAAGTAATGCAAATTCTAAATATTATTTGGATTTATCTGGATAATGATTATAGCTTGGAGGTGGGTAAGAAGAAGTCGATGGTTCGCCGTTTTACTGAATATGCTCGTGAGATTGTGTTCAAGAAGATACGCGATGAGATAAGCGTAGTACTGCAAACAGCCCCTATGGACGAACATGTCCAGTTGGAAACATTATATTTCTTGTTGATACTACGCAGTATGAATGGCAAATACCATTTGTCCCGACCTGAGATGGAAAAATACTTAAAAATTGGCTATAATGAAGATGGAACAGTAAAAACACTCCCGAAGTTGAATATGCTGGCTGTTACAATACTAATATATTACTTTGGTAATGCGAAACAGTTTGTGGACCTGAAGGATATTATTGTTAACCATACTCTGAAAAGAATAAATGAAATACCAGCTAACAGAAGACGTATATCCGCAGAATATATTATATTTGCTTTGGATATGGCTGCCTGTCCTTATATTAAACCAAGCATGAGAGTAAAGTACCTTCAATCAGTAGGTGCTTCAAGAACAGAAGGAGCACAAGTTCTCAAATATATGAAGCAACAAAAGTACATGTTTACAAAATGGACAGGTGTTGATATTACAAAAGAACTAAATGCAAAAATTAGTCAAGAGGTGTATTCTTGATAGATGTATGAAATCCAATAAGCATAGGGTATAGAACTCAAAGAATATTCACACACATAACCCTATGTAGAGACTTATGAAGTCTCACAATAAGAGCCTAGAGTTCGGGCTCTTATTTGTTTTTTACTAAATTCACACATAATACATAAAATAAACTAGTTAATTAAAATTTTCAAGCGATTGATTTTCAATTGGAATGTTGGCGAATCTGCAAAAGAATTAATCGTAGTGAAACATTTCCCATTTCTTTATTTGTGTTGGCTCCAGCCACACTATTGTATATCAAAGTTTACCAATATTCTCGTCAAGCAGATTTTGAAGAAATATAGGTTGAGGAAAACATATCTTGCGAGGGTAACTATATATTGCCTTATTGTATGAATTTTTGTTAAGCAATAGTGCATCTTGAAATTATAAGTTTCACTCTAAGTATTATATAGTCAAATAGAAATATATTGCAAATTATATCTCTCACAACTATCTGTATTTCAGATTTAAGTTGAAGCGGCTTTTCGCAAATCAATTATGTTTGACCATAATTGTTCATAGGAGGATTTACTGTAAAAGATTGCACCCGGTTACTAAAGAATGCCAGGATATTAATTGGAAATTTGAAGTGTATTTTCACAATCATATTTGTAATCATAGAACAATGCGAAAGGGGAAACTTTGTAATGATAATAAAGGCCATAAGAGCAGAGACATGGACACCATAAAAAGCAAGCACATTCTCGCCAGAACATTCCAAAGTTTCGGAATAGCAATGCTTTGCGTACTACTGGCAGCAAAGTAAAATTGATTTTTCTGGAGGGAGCGCAGTTTACCGCCTGCCTTTTTCCTGGTGTTTCAAAAAACATCCCTCCTGTAGAATATCGGAACAGCATACAGACCGGTAGTATCCTACTGTCAGTATGCTGTTTCCCTTTTGGTTGTTTTTATATCGACTTTTCCGTCAGTCGCTTGTTTCCGCTGCCGTCAGCGTCCATTGTACAGACGTGAAAGGGGAAAGGTTTTCGGGCTGAATACCCTTTGCCCGCAAAGGAAGATTCTGCCCGAAACGGCACAGCCGCCTGACCTTTCCCCTTTCAGAAAAGTCTGTACTAACTTCCATGGACGGCGAGGAGACAGGCGGCTGCGAAACTGTCATTGGTTGTCATGGCCGGAATGTGTGCGGTGTTTGCTTCTTTTTTCCATCAGTTTGTCCATTTCCTTTGAGATTTTGTCCTCCGTTATCCTGGCATATCCCTGGGTGGTGGTGATATTCGAGTGCCCCATCATCTTGGCTATGCTTTCGATTGATACGCTCTCTGAAATGAGGAGAACCCCGAACCCATGACGGGCCTGGTGGTAGGACAAGTCATCGTTCCTGCCCAGAATCACGCCGATTTCCCGTATCTCGTGCCAGATGGAATCCCGGCTTGGCAACGGGAACACGAGATTGTGCATGTCGGTGGTGTTGTATAATGCCAATATCTGTTCGGCTATCGGGTGTAAGGGGATAACCGCCTCCACTTCGGTTTTCTTGCGGCAAATACGGATGAACCGCCTACCATCCGCTGTCGTCTCGATATGGCGCGGATGGAGCTGTTTGATGTCGGCATAGGCAAGTCCCGTCAGGCATGAAAAAATGAACGCCCGTCTGCCCAGTTCCGCCCGTCCGTCATTCAAGGGCATGGCCATGATCCTTTTCATTTCCTCACGGGTGACGTACTTGTGCTTGGGTGCGGGCTTCTTTTCATATTCGACATCCTCCACCGGATTGGTACGCAGTATCTCGTTGTCCACGGCAAGATAAAGCAGCCTGTTCAGCCAGCAGAGGCAACGGTTGGTCTGTGTGGAACTGAAATTCTTGTTCCGTACAAGAAATGCCTTGTAACCTTTGCCGAAGTCTTCCGTTATCTCCTCAAAGGCAATCTCCTTCCTGCCCAAAGAGGTAAGGTAGTCCGTCAGGTATTTCTGGAAGTATTGGGAGTTCCGATAGGTAGAGATGGAATTTATCTCTTTGCTACGTATTCTGAGACGTTCACGCTCTATCTCGCCCATCTGCAATAAACGGGTGGGAACCACGAACTGTCTTGTCACCCGGGTCTTGATGATTTCCGCGCTGACGACACCCTGTGTCCTCAGAATATCCTCGTAAGTCTGTTCAATATACTTCCGGTACTCTTGCAGTCTGGCGTTTTCCCTTATCGTGCGTATTGTTCCGGTTTTGGCGTTCCAGTCTTCCGGTCTGCAATATATACCGGTAGTGATGGCGGTACTCTTGCCGTCAATGGTGATGCGGCACATGACAGCCGTGGTTCCGTCAGCCTTTATCTTGCCGCGGTTGATGTAGAATAATATGGAAAATGTACTTCTCATGATGTCCGTTATTTGGTGGTTATAAAACAAGTTTGAAATCTTTGGTAGCCTCGATAAGCCTGTCCATGTCCTCGAAGAGCTTTTTAGGTGTCACGCGGGCATACACCTGGGTTGTCTGTATATTACTATGCCCCAACATCTTGCTGATGGTCTCAATCGGGACACCCGCTTCAAGGGTGACGAGCGAGGCAAACGAGTGGCGCCCGACATGGTAGCACAGGTTCTCCTTTATCCCTGCCAGTACGGCCAGTGCCTTCATGTGGTTTCTCAGGCTTGGGTAGTGGATCATCGGAAACAGGGTGTTCCTTTCATCGTCATGATATTTTTCTATCAGGTCAACGGCTTCCGGCAGCAGTTTTACGCTTGCACGGAGTTCGTTCTTTTTCCGGCGGTATTTCAGCCACAATTTACCGTCTTCATCTGTATGCAGGTTTTCTTTGGTGATTGTCACGGCATCACTGTAGGCTACCCCGGTATAGCAGGCAAAGAGAAACAGATCCCTTGCCAGGCGGTGGGTCGTGCGGTGTGGGGCTATCTCGACATCCCGTATTTTCTCGAAACTTTCCCGGCTCAATGCCTTTGGCGTCTTGACGGTCTGTTTCGGGAGGACATAATGCTGGAACATGAACCGCTCGGAATGACCTTCCTTATAGGCTTTCCTGCAAGACTTCTTGACAATTGCCAGGTAATGACGTGCGGTATCAACGGCATGTCCTTTCTCGTCAAGGATGAAATTCTCATAATCGTGGATGAATTGCTCGGTGAGCTGCCCGAAAGCCAGATCCTTTGTCTTGAACTTGGCTTCAATGAATTCACGCATGGTACGGCAGGTATAGTCGTATGCTGGATATGTCCCTTTGGCCCGGTCTATCCCGATACGGCTCTTCACTTCATCCCTGACGGCATCCAGCATTTTCATCAGGGTCATTTGGACGCTCATGCTGCCCTGAAAGGCATCCTTGACGGAAGCGGCATCAAAATCAGTCTTTCGTTCCAGAAGGGAGTCGAATGCGGCATTGATGTCAAGCAGCAGCCTGTCGATTTTGGCATTGGTTTCAACGGCCTCCCTGCTTTTGCCGTTCAACCGGCTTTCGCGGGGATTCCACAGTCCGGGAGTACAGGAGAGCTTGCAGCTGAACTGCGCCATCGTCCTGTTCACGGTGATACGTCCCATTATCGGGGCTTTGCCCGACTTGTCCAGTCCGCTCTTTTTGAGGTAGAGCAGAACCTTGAATTTTTCTACTTTCATACGCTTATAATTTTAGTGGCAAATTTACCTGTTTTACAAGCGTCCTTTGGTATGCAAAACTATGACAACCAGTGTAATATATCGTCGTTTCAAATTATCTGATCCGCTTCGCGTTACCTTGATTCCTTCCGGTAACTGTCCGGCTAACGGTTTGGTAACTGAACATCTGCAATAATCCCCACTTTTTTTGCTTTTTTCTTGTGTGGAAGAATATAGAGAAATAGTTAATTACCAGCAGATTCCGTTTTGTTCTCTTCTCGTTTCCATTGCTTGTATCGCTTCTCTATTTCCATCAGGCAAGACATACGTTTGCGACCACAGTCACACTGACCAACGGCGTGTCAATAGAATCCGTGTCTAAAATGCTGGGACATACCAACATCCGTACCACCCAAATCTATGCGAAGGTGATAAACCAAAAAAGCGGAAGTGAAATGGACGCACTTGCCGGAAAACTGAATGTATCAATGGCTACTTTATAATTTCAAAACGGACAGAAATGAGAACAGTAAAACGACATGTAAAAGACAAGCTGCCGGTTGTCCGTCTGACGGAGAAAGAACTGGTCAGACTGATGAAAGCCACCTTTGCAACCCCACGTCTGGAGCAGGTACGTGACCTTTTCATCTTTTCCTGCTTCACAGGATTGCATTACCAGAACCTGAAGGAAATCCGCAAGCAACACCTGCGCACGAAATACGGACTCCAATGGGTTGTAATGGAAAGAGCCTTGACGGAAGCTCCCATACATATCCCTCTGCTTGCCATACCGCAAATGATACTTGAAAAATACAAGCTACGTTTCAAGGAAACAGAGCATATATTACCGGTTCCCAGCAACCAGAGGCTGAATGTCTATCTGAAAGAAATAGGAGAAATGTGCGATATAAGAAAGAACATGACCATGTATCTGGCAATACATACATTTAAAGAAACGATAGCTGCCGGCAACGGTCTTTCTTCAGGTGCGGTTTGTAAGATGTTGGGACGTTTTGATCTTCGTAACCGTCACGCCTACGTGACAGATAGTATTATCAAACGGGAAATGGGTAAGATTTCTGAAAATTGTTTATCATTGGAAAAAATAGCAGCGAAATACATCGCTGCCAACAAATAAATCAATATATTGTATCACCAATTTAAAACCAAATCATTATGTTACACAGAGGAAATATAACGATTACCGGTCTGGAAGATGCCAATGCGCAGCCGACGGTCAGTGTAAAGATAGAGAACGGCAACGTGTGGATGACCAAGCACGAGCTTGCCCACCTGTTCGGAGTGTTCGTGCAGACGATAGATGCCAACATGCGTGCCATATTCAAGTCCCGGTTGCTCTATGACGGCGATGCCACCGTAACCGAGAAACAGGACAAATACCTCGTCACCTATTACAATCTGGAGGCTATCATATTCCTCAGCTTCCGCATCAATACCTACTGCACGAAACTGTTCCGTGAATGGGTGCTCAACTCCCTGTGCGAGTACAAGCGGCTGAAGGACAAACAGCCCGAAGTGTTTGTCGTATTCAATCCCGGCAGCAACCAAACGACCATTTCCTATAACTAACCGGCAGAGCCTTGTCCGAAAAAACGACGGACAAGGCTTTTTTTCGCCCTAAAATCCCTATCTTTACGGCAAATGACAGCCCGATGATAGAAAACCTCGCCATATCCGTACCTTTCAGCGAAGTAGAAGAAGCCCGTGTCGGCAACTATTTCCGGCTCTCCGATATGCCCGGAGAGTTCCTTATCGTACAGAAGCCAGACAACACCTTTTATTTCCTCTGTGCGAAAGACTGCGACATCGTGAACATCTGCCACTCTTTCGATTGGTACATCGTGTCGAAAGACGCTTTCAACGACCGTCTGACCATCGGCATCGGTCTGGCGGACAAAGAGAGTATTGAGGGTGAACTCTACCGTGTGCCGGACGAAGCCACGCTCTCCCTGTGGCGTGACATACTCCGTTTCACTTTCGAGAGCGATTTCGTGCGCCGGTTCTTCCCCTACAACACCCACTTCAAAGGCAAGCTGCGCATTGACGGAGCCTTGTGTTTCTACATTCACGACTATTATCCTACACGCTGCAAGGACATGCCGGTCGCAGACCGCAAGACCAGCAACTTGGTGTTCCGTTTCAAGGACGGTCAGCAAGCCGCCCTTGTCGCCAAGATATTCTCCCTCTGCATATCCCGTATGCCCTTTTTCCGGGAAAAAGCCGCCAATGCCGTGCTCATCCCCATACCGGCGGCAACCCGTGAGCGTCATGCCGCACGTTTCGCCCGGTTTTGCAGCCTGCTTGCCCGCCGCCTGAAAATCGCCGACGGTTTCCGTGCCACATGGATAAGCGAAGACCGTGAGCAGATGAAAGGTACGCACGGGCAGGACAAGCTCTCCAACCTCATATTCCACCCGGTCTATTTCAAAGACCGGGATGTATTTCTCGTGGACGACATCGTGTCCACCGGCGAGAACTTCACCCAGATGAAACGTGAGCTGATACGGCTCGGCGCAAAGTCCGTCACCGGGCTGTTCTTAGGTAAAACCGTCAAAACAGAAAACAAATAAATATGGCAATAAAGAAATCCCAGATAGAAAAGTGGATAGCCGCCCAAAGGAAACACCGGCTATCGGACACCCACGTGCAGATGGCACGTGAACTCGGACTCAACCCCGACAAGCTCGGCAAGATAGACAACCACAAGCAGGAGGCATGGAAATCACCCCTGCCTGAATTTATCGAAGAAATCTACTTCAAGCGTTTCAGAAAAAAACGCCCCGATAATACGGTAAGACCGCTAAAGCAAATCCTTAAAGACGAGGAACTGAAAGCCAAAGCGAAGAAACAGGCTAAAGACGAACGCCGGAAACTTCGTGCAGAGGAAAACCCGGATGGAAATCCATCATAATGATTCGTTGCTAAAAAAGCAAACTTATCTTCCTTATCTCTTTATAGTAACATAAGCGACCGCTATTCCGAGTACCACAATAGCCACAATGCTCCCGATTGCTATAAAGAGAACATTTGAGTAATGAAATTCAAGGTCGATGTAAGGTATATATGTTTTCTTTATATACTTATTCCAAAACCAGACGATGAATTTCCCTATCCGTTCTAATGTTATGATATTAGCCATTTCATTTTCCTTACTTAATTGAAAAATAAACAATTGCTATGACTAAAAAAATGACAACTACAATACTTCCCAGTGCTATAAAGAGATAGTCGGGATAATGAAACTCAAGCTCCATATAAGGTATATGTTTCCGTTTTACATATTTGCTCCATAGCCAAATAATATATTTGCCTAAACATTCCAATCCTACAATATCCATCATTATTATCGCTTTTTGAAAATATATCTTATAATTCGCTTTAGGAATATTCTCCGTTGTTTTCAAAGGTCTTTTATCAGTCTAAATAATATATATCCAATTATGATAAATAATATTCCTGCAATAATGCCAACTATCCAAAACAGTTTTATTGGATATTGAAATATAATATCCTCATATTTTATCTGTTTTTTCTGTGTATGATTATGCCAAATCCAAACTAAGTATTTTCCAACATGATAATATATACCCGGTGCGCTCATTATCATTTATTGCCTTTGTTGTTTAATGTATTTCCAAAGGTACGAAAAACCGAATAAAAACATACGGATATTGCCAAATTTGTAGAGATGTGACGGAAAACATACTTGGTAACCCCCGATCCCTATAGCAGAGAAAATCCCCTGTTTTTCCGGCAGAAGGAATATCCCCGTTCTTCCAGAACCGGAACATACCTTCTGCCTATGCAGAGCCGCAGAAGCATGGCTTGACGGCAAGCGTGACCGGCGGTCGCACATCAGCCGCCAAGCACCTTTCTTTTTCCGGCTCTTGAAGTAGGAAAGGGATTTTCGCATAATTTACCCGCCCGGATTAGTTTTCCGTATTTCCAAAGGCAATATCCAACGCATCGTAATGGTCATTGTCGTGTACGCTCAGTGCGGCCACGAAACCGTTCAAGGTACGGATAGCGTCTATCCGTTGTTCCGCACCGCACTTGTCCTGCCGGCTCAATACGTCAATGGCACAGATCAGGTGTCCTTTCAATTCTTGCAGTGAGGATAAGCCCTGAATGGGCAGCAAATAGAAAAGTTCATCTTCTGAAGAACGGACGATTCCTTTCAGGGAGGTTGGGTGTAACTCCATAGTCGTTGAGTTTTATAGTAAATTGACGTAACGCTGCCGCCCACTACACTCAAAGCATCGCCAAACGCTTAACACAGAGTGAACCGGCAGGTTACGTCAAGGTATAACCTACCCGGTTCATTTACCCCTGTATTTTTGAAACTGGCGATTTCTGAGTGTAGGTAAACGAACTACATTACACAGTGCTATTTGCACTGCCAACACAAAGGTAGGAATTTTTTCGTATTAAACCGCATCCCGATACAAGGGATTTGTAAATCATGGGGATCAACGAGTCGGGCAACGTTTTTGTCCGACTTTCCTTCGGGGTATTTCTCCCGCTGTTTTCAGCCGCCATCACTCCACCATTGACGCAACGAAACGAATTGAACCAACTTATTCAAGTGCAAAGGTACTTCGGGCTTTGTACGGGAAAACAAGGTCGAGCCGTACCGGTTTTGATAAAAATCTTCCCTGTGTCATGGATGCCACGAGGTATTTTTCCCAAAAACCTTGTTTTCCCTAAAGCCCTACCTTTTGACGCACATGAAATAAGTCGGATCAACTCGCTGATGCATAAAAAAAATGTCGTGATTATGAAAACAGCAAGAGAAATACATAACGGAAATAAGGTCAGAAACAATCTGCCGCTGCATAAATGGTTGGGCTGGTCGGTTCGGCTCGTCCTTTCGATTTTCTGCTGGAGTCTGTACGGTGGCAATCTTTTAGCGTGGTTTGTCGGTTTGTGGCTCATAAAAAAACTGATAACAGACATTATCCGTTTCGTATGGGGCTGTCTGGTTTCCATTCTTTCCTTTGCTGCCGTAATCGGGATTGTCATTTGGCTATTAACACTTTAACTTATACAATTATGATGATAGACATTACAAAATCAGTAGCGTTCACCGGACACCGCCCGGAGCGCATCCGTCAAACCAGTATGCTATATTTTTATCTGGACATTGTTTCACAAGTGAGAAGATTGTACAGTCTGGGCTATCGCAACTTTCTAAGCGGAATGGCGGAAGGCTTCGATTTACTTGCAGCCCAAGCGGTAGCCAGCCTTAAAACGGAATACACGGACATCCGCCTGATTGCCGTCGTGCCTTTCCGTCGGCAAGCCAACAGATACCGGCAGGAAAACAAGTCCTTGTACGACCGGATAATGAAAACAGCCGATGAGAAGGTCATTCTTCGGGAAGACTACTGCAAAGACTGCTTCCACCGAAGGAATGACTACCTGATTGACAATTCCGAAATCGTATTAGCCTATTGGGACAAGCAACCCTATGGCGGCACTTATTACACCGTAGGAAACGCACGGATGATGAACAGAACAGTTATAAACCTTTATAAATGAATTCTTATGAAACGGTATGGCAAGACAGTCGCACAACAGTGCAGGTATTACAAGGTAAGCAACATTTTCGAGTACATGGTGGAAACCTACCTGAATGACAATATCACCACGTTTGAAAAACTCTACCGGGAGCTGTGCAAGGAGGCAAGAAAGGATTTTATCGACTTCCTGCTCAGCGAGGTGGAGCCGATATACTGGAGAGAGATTTTAAAAACAACAATCTGATGAATAAATCAATCGAATATGAACGTAACATTTGAATCAGTAATCTGTGCATGGGATGAAAAAATCCCTGCACTCCTTATCCGGCTGGTAAACACTCTTGTCTTTTGCCGGACGGAAGAAGAACTCCGCCAATCCATCGGCAAACTTCGGGAAACGACCGAACTGGACGAGTATTTCACTTACGGCTACGGATCACACCATTTCTGGTGCAATCAGCTCGTTTCCAAAGGGAGCGTGCAGTTCATCCAAAGCCGGCTATTCATTGCAGAATTTTAATCCTTTAATATATAATGGTATGAAAACAATATCCCAAATGACACGGGAAGAGAAGTTACAGGAAATTGTAGAATACAAACCTTGCAGAGTGGAACGCAACGCCGTTCTCCGTTACCTGTTGGCTGTACGCCGTAATGATACGGAACAAATCGCCTATTTTGAGAGTTTCGGCAAGAGTGTACGCCAAATCATACTTAACGTACGCACGTATGAAAGAGGTCTGATTTTCGGCTATGTAGGCAAACAGTTCAACGAATACGGCTGGATAAACGGCATGTTGCCGATTGTGGAGGAAATCAGGCTGGACACCTCCAACACGATACATATCGGGCAATCCATAGACGGGACGTATGCGGTAACCATCGACTGGTGTACCGGTACAGCCGGAGGCGGAAGCCACCCTTCCGTATGGGATGAGCCGGTAAGAGGTTATAAGGAAGCCGTCCGGAAAGGAATCAGCCTGTTGGAACAGCAATACCTCCAAGCGGAACATCGGTCTGTTTCCGACAGAAGCAGTTACAACCCGAAAGTTATCGGCAGGTTGAAAAGCAGACTGCTGGAACTCAAACGGCAATACATCCAGCCCCGACAGTTAAGCCTGTTTTGATATTCACCAATTATAAAATCCATAAATTATGACGACAAAGATGAACAAGAACGGAGTTTCAACCTGCAAGGCAGGTGAGAACTATGAAAAATTCCAAATGACCATAGGACGGAAAAGACGCACGTTCTACCACTATGATTACAGGGACATGGCAGACAACGGGCTTTTTTCTTGCGTGAAGCCCACGCTGGAAGCGTGCAGGCATGAACGTGACAAGTGGTTAAGCCGGAAAACCGGTGGAATGAATCAATAGCACAAGGACTCTCCTTGCCTGTGTTGGGCAAGGAGAGTCCTCATTTGAATCATAGCCTGATGCTTTCCTTTCGGGAAATTCCGCATAACCTTTAGCCGGTGTATTTCTGTTCCTTGTTCATGTCCTGTGTTTCAATAGCACTTCGGTCATTCTTTCCATATCCCCGCTCATGCGGCTTCTCTCGAACCGTGACCTTTCCAGATTCTCGAACACGATCTGACGGGGCAGCACCTTGTGGCAGAAATAGCTCGAACCGAAATAGGCGGCGTTCTTCTCGGTGAACTGGATGCGTTTGTCGAACAGGAGCATCTGCATCTCCTTTTCTGCAAAGAGCCGTGCCGGTGCGCTGCTGTTGATCCACAGGTTGGACAGCAGCAAGGCGAACGGCTTGCCCAGCGCAAGGCAGCGTTCCACGACCTTCTGCTTGATGCTGAAAGGGGGATTGCTGACAATTATGTCCCATTTCTCCGGCTCGTAGGTGAAAAAGTCCTCTCCGGTAAGGATATGGGAATGAACCACCCTGATGCCGGCATCACGCAGCGCAAGCACGAACTCGCTGTGTTCCGTGTCGAACGGACACCAGACCGTCTTGTTCTTGGGAATATACTTCACGATGGGAGCCACCGCATAAGCCGGCGTGTACTGCTCGTCGCTGCTTTTCTTGGGGGAATATCCGGCATAAATCATTCGCTGTCCTCCTTGTCTTCTGTTTCTGAATTGAACGTGAAGGTTTTCTGTACCAGCTGCCCAAAGGAGTCCAGCACGTAGATGTCGATTTTCTGCTGCCCCTCGTCAAGCGATTTGTAGTATAGCCTGAACGTTTCCCCCTCCAGCGGATAGAGGTCGTTCGGCACGAGCACCGTACCGTCCTCCATGCGCAGCTCGCCCTTGCCGGTGGGCTGGAAATAACGGATGAAGTACTGTGTTTCACTGTATTCGCCGCTTCTGACCAGCTTGCAGCGTATCTCGGCTTCACCGCCCTTTACCACGGTCGTCTGTACCGGCAAGGTCGCCAAATCAAACTCATACACCTGTTGAACGTCCAGCCTGTCAGAACAGGCGGTCACGCATACCACGCCGATCAGCAGGAATGCCGCAACGAAAATAGTTTCTGTCATCTTTCTCATAAATCGGTAATTAATCATTTGTTTAAAATCGTATTTTCCCTGATGCGTGAAGCTACGGCACGCACCACCGGCACGCTTACGGCGTTGCCGAGCATCGCATACCTGTTGGCACGAGAGATGGGCTTCACCTCATTGCCATAAACCCCGTATTTCGTGAAATCATCGGGAAAACCCTGCAAGCGTTCGCACTCCACTTCCGTCAGCATACGGATTCGGGGGATCTGCCCGCTACCCGAAGCCCCTTCCGGCTTCGGGTACAGGAGATAGTTCCCCAGATTCGGCTGCTTGTAGTAGTTGCGGGTTATCGTACCGCAGGTACGGGGATGAACCGTGTCTTTCCCGCACGGACAATCCCCGACACCCGCCGCAGGGAGAGGAAATACATCTCCGGCACATCTGTCTGCAACACGTCCGACAAGGTAGAGCCTCTCCCTGTTCTGGGGTAAAAACCATGCCGTATTAAGCAATTGCCATTCGAGTCGATAACCGCCAATGTCGGCAAACGCTTGGATAATGCTCCAAAAGTCTGTGCGATGCTTTGCGAAGAGGACTCCTTTAACGTTTTCCCAGATAAAAACGTCAGGTCTGAATCTCCGCACGGCTTCGACAGCATACCAGACAAGGGAGCTTGCCGTACCCTGCAATCCACTTCCGTCGCCCACTGCGCTGAAATTCTGGCAAGGACTTCCGAAAGTGATGATGTCGGGTCGCCCGATAGCTGCCGTTCCGATTTCCGTGACTGATCCGATATGTTCCGCATAAGGAAAATTATATTTGAAGTTAGCGGTTGCATGTTTTTCTATCTCGGAGAAATACACTTTCTCAAAGGAGTACCCGGCAGTCTGCAACCCTTTACTGAAGCCGCCGATACCCGAAAACAATTCCAGAAGAACCATGAGCTAATCGATTACGAATTTTACTCCAGCCCCGAACTGGAAATGGAAGTTTCCCGTGTCGTTCCCCCAGAGGCAACGCTCACGCACGTGGAGCAGGAACACCAGCCGGTCGGTCAGGTACGTCTCTATCTCCAGCGATACCGCACCCCCGTACACGAACGCATCCTCCGCCCTCAACCGGGAGCCGTCGAAAAGCGTTTTTTCGCCCCAGTTCACCGTCTCATATCCGGCGAGAGCCGAGCCGCCCACGTAACAGAGGAATATCCTGTTCGCATCCGAAAGGAAGTTGTAGTAATAGCCGCCTTCCGCCGTGAACTGTGACACGGGGATGCGTATGTCCTTGTAGGGGTGGTACTTTTGCAGGTACTCCGCACCGAACACCCATTTGTTGCAACTCTTGGCGTACCTGTCCATCGACAAGCCGAAGTGATACCCCAACTCGTTCCGTGTGGCGGCTGAGTGGAAACCGTCCGTCATGCCGGCACTCATGCGCAAGCCTTTCATTCCCGGAAGGCAGCGTTGGGCGTGCGCCTCGCCCACAAGGACAAGGCACACCGCCATAACCAAAACAAAATACAGCCTTTTCATCTCACTTCACCTTCAGTTCGTTGATTACCCTTGCACGGATCAGCTCGGCGTTCGTGACGGTGAACTGCTGGTGTCGCCCGCCGTTCTGCTCGTTCATTTCCACTATGAGCTGCTTGTCGTCCGGCAACGTGAACTTGGGCAGCGTGAATACCGTGCGTTCCCGGCTCTTCCCGTTTACCGCCGTCACATAATTGTAGGCACGCAGGGGCACGATTACCTGCTCCTGAATGGCGGTACGTTTCGCCACTTTCTTGTCCACCACCTTGAAGGTGATGAAATCGACATTGAAAGGCACGTGGGAGGAGTTCTTCAGTTCCGTATGGAAATAGAGCAGCCCGTTGTGCGTATAAATCCCCTTGAGGATATACTGGATGCCGAAACGCTTGCAGCCGACATGCTTCACCAGCCGCCTGTTGTTCTCATACACGGACTTCATAATCAGCCTGACCAGCAGGGGCGACTCGCTTCCCAGCTCGCTGAGATAGATTTCCTGTGCATTGTTCGGACGGTTCACCGCCTCGCCGTCGTGCAGGAAGTCCTTCATCTCGATGTTCAGCTTGGTCGGCTCGTCGGCGTACTTCACGTTGAACGTATAATAGCTGCCGTCATCGGTAATGACCGCCAGATTGGTTTCACGGGAGAAGTCACGCAAGGCGGCTTTCACCCGCAGCACGTTTTCCGAGCCGTCGGCTTTGCCGGCGAGGATGTCCGCCGAACCCAAGTCCACATATTTGATTGTGGCGGGGAAAATGATGTGGACTGTCTTGTTGAAGGTCACCTCCAGCGCATAGGGAGGTATCATGCGGTCGAATGTCACCGGGCGTGTCAGCCCGTTGAACAGATCGCCGGTAGAGGGGCTTTTCCCGGTTTCGTCCTCCGGCGATGCCGCTTCCGCCTCGCCGTTTCCAGCTTGTTCCGTACCAGTCTTCACTTTCTCAACCCTGACCGTCTTTTGCGCATACGCACCGGTCATGCCGATGGCAAACGCCATCATCAGAATCACTTTTTTCATTGCTTGTTGTTTTTTAATCATTCGTTTATAAATAATTTGTACAAGGTTTATTCCTTCGATACGAGCAGCACCTCGTAACCGGCTTTCAGTGTGGCTTTGGCAGTCCTGAACTTCGTGGAGAGGTATTGCGAAGCCCCCTGTATCACGCCACGCCCCAAGTCCGAAGCCAGTTGCGCACCGGCATCGGTGGAGATGTTGATGCTGTTGCCCATCGTCGAACCCATGTTCGCCGCCATCTCCTTGAGTGCGGTCAGTTCTTCCGACCCCGGCACGGGCACGCCTTTCAGACCGCTCGTGTCATACACGTCCAGTTCCACCGGCACGATAGCCCCCTTGTAGGCAATCGAGGTCACGGCGATTTCCATGCGTTCGCCACTGATTTTCGCCGTGCCGGTCAGTGCCGTACCGGCTGGGATATAGACCTCTCCTGCCTGCACCGGCTCCAGCAGCCGCAGCTCCACGTCTTTTCCCCCGTTGCCCTTGACCGTTACCGTCCGGCTCACGCAGGCACGTATGCTGTTCCTTGCCGGTTGGCTTCCGCTCTCTGAAAGGGTATGGAAACCCAGATTTCTCGGCTTGCCGTACTCACGCATGAACTCCCCGTCAGACATCGGCGCAGCCAGCAGCGACACCACTTGCCCGGCGACCTGCTTGACCGGGCTGACCGCCCGCTTTCCGCTTGCGGAAGTCACGGCGGATTGCTTTGCCTCTTGGCTTGCGCCCGGCATGTACCTTGCCGCCATCTCGTAGGATTTCTCCATCAGCCGGAGCTGTTCGTCGCCCGCTTCCTTTGCCTTACGGCTTTCTTCCGCCTGCCTTTCCAGTTCTTGGATGCGCCACTCCAGCTCCAGCGTCTTCTGGTCATCTTCCTTCGGGGGCGATTCGTAGAAACTTCCCAACTGCCGGTTGATGTCCCGATAGGCGGCAGCGGAGGAACGGATCGGCGAGGTTTCGCCTCTGTCCGCCGTCTCCGGACGGAAAACAGGCTCCTCCTGCTGCCGGCTGTCGTCGAGCGACACCGCCAAGTCCTGAAGCGTGCCCATTTTTTCTTTCTGCTTCCTCTCGAAGGCGTTCTGCTCGTAAGCCTCACGCTTGTCCGTCGGCAGTCCCTTGTCCTGCGGCATAGGCACGTCCACGTTGAAGCCTTCCTGTAACTCCTCCCCGTTGCCGGAGGGGGTGAATATCAGCCACATCGCCCCGATAAACACGAGGAAGAAGAGCGGATACACCAGCATTTTGCGTCGTCTGCGCACCTCTTCCGGCGTGAGGGGCTTGGTCTCCTTCCTCACGGGGTCTTTCGATTTTTCCTGTTTTTTCTCAGGCGGCGTTTCGGTCATCGCCCGCCCCTCCTGATTCTTCAGATTCTCCATAATCCGATTGTCTTTTTAGATTAATACTGTCCTTGTCTGTCTTGGGGCATAGCAACTGAGGCTGTCCCAGACGCTCGATCCGCATCCTCTGTTCGCCGTCTTTCCGCCCGATGCGGTAGATGGACGACACGGTGACATAGACCGAGAGCACACTGAAGCCTGCCAGCATTGCCACGACGCAGACCAGCCGCACGTCCGGCGACATCCGCCCGCATACCCCCGTCGATTTTGTCCGGCACGTACCGGAGCCATTTTCTTATCCTGTTCATCTTTCCTGAGTCTTGTTTACCGTTCAATCGTCCGCAAATCACGGTTTTCCACAATGGTAAACCGCTCGATGGTGAAACCGTGTGGGTTGTTGTCCGAACGCACCGAGTTCAGCAGCCTGCACCGGGTGACAAGGCTGCGTTCGGTGACGTTGCTCGCCCTTGTGAGGTATTGCCGTGCGTAGGTCGTCACCTGATAGGGGTAATGCTCGAAATCGCACGCCACGCTGTCCACCCTCACGCTCTGGTTGATGTTGGCGGAGATGATGCGGTTGTAAAATCCCTTTTCCTCCCAGTCCTTGTAATAGCGGAAGGCGCTCTCGTCGCACAGGTAGAGCGACCTGCGGATATTCGACTCGATAGCCGCCTTGTCGGGCGAGAGCGTGAAAAACAGCTCGTGGAAACGCCTTACATGCTCCCTCGCCTCGACCGGACGGTTCTGCGAGAGGTCTTGCGAGAGTGCCAGTATCAGGCTCTTGCCGTTGTCCAGCACATAGATTTTCTCACGCTGCTTCTCCGCAAAGCGGTACGAACTCCACAGCGCATAGCCCGTGACCAGCGCACAGAGCGACACGAACACGATGCCCATCGCCCGTATCTGCCGGAAGCTCGTTTCGATATTCTTCAAACTTTTAAATTCCATGTCTTTCAGTTATAAATTCGGATTGTATGTTATCTGCCCCTCAGCTTTCCGGCTACATGCCCCACGCCCGCACCGGCAACGGCAGCCGCACCACGCCCGCCCTTGAGCGACCATGAGTTCACCTGCTTGCCGTAGTTGCCTGCGCCCGCCGCCTGAATGATCCATGTCGATACCGTCGGGATGGTGAAATACCCCACGATGGCAATCAGCATGAAGATGATGTACGCCGAGCCGCTCATGTCCGGCACGAAGGAGGGGTCGCCCAGCGAGGCGATGTCCTTTTCTATCATCAGCACTTGGATGCGTGCCAGCACCGAGCTGAACAGGTCGGATATGGGAAGCCACAGGTAGATGCTCACGTACTGGCATATCCACTGGATCATCGTATTGTGGAACCCGTCGTACACCGATATGGCGAACGACAGGGGTCCCAGAATGCTCAGCACAATCAGGAAGAAGGTGCGCAGCGTGTCCAGCACGAGCGAGACGGACTGGAACACCAGCTCCAGAAAGCTGCGGAAGGCATTGCTGATGGTTTGCGAGATTTGGTACTTCGTGCGCTCGAAAGCCATGCCCGCCATCGTCTTCAAGTCCGAAGGCGACCAGCCCAAGTCCTCGATTTCCTGCTCGTAGATTTCGTTGTCCACTAAATAGGCGGTTTCCGGATTGCGCACCAGCGCCTCGTATTCCAGCTTCTCCCGTTTCTCGGCATACTCCTGCATGTCGAGCGTCTGCCCTTGCAGGATACCGTGACAGCCGGTGACCACCGGGTTTAATATCCCGTTTATCGTCCCCAGCACGAACGTGGGGAAGAACATGATGCAAAGCCCCAGACAGAACGGTCTGAGCAGCGGGTACACGTCCAGCGGCTCGGCTCGTGAGAGAGCCTGCCATACCCTCGATGCGATATAGAACAGCGCACCCAGTGCGGCTACTCCGGTAGCCACGCCCGTGATGTTCTCGCAAAGCGGCATCATGTCGTCATAGAGGCTGCGCAACACTTCGTGAAGGTTGCCGAATGTTTCTTCTCCCGTCATGTCACCAGTATCTTTGATTGTCCGTGCCGTACAAGTCCAATACCCGACGGGTATCGTTCTTTTTCTTCGCTCTCAGGTAGGATATGCCGATATTGCGGCTGGTGTAGTACCGCACCAGATTGCGCTGGTGCTTCACGTCCCTGTACACCCGGTCGATGATGTCCATCCGCTCCTTGTCGCTCATGGAAAGACCGGTGGAGGTGACGACCGTTTTCAGCTCGTCGAGCAGGTGGCTTCCCTCCTCCAGCATCTTGGTATAGCCGTTGGCGATTGCCGCAAGCTCGTCAGCCGTGTAGTTCTCGTCCGTGAGCATCTTCTGGAAGGAGTTCACGTAGATGTCGGATATTTCACCCACCAGAAGGACGGTCTGCTGCACCTTGCGTGCGTCCTTGACCAGATTGTGCACGCTTTTCAGTGCGTCATAGTAGCGTTTTCCTTGCTCGTATATCTTGACGGTTTCCTGAAAATTCTTCACCATGTTTTCAGCCGTCGTCGTGGTCTGTATCACGTTCCGGGTGGTGTTCACGATGCTTTGCGCAAGGTTCGAGGGGTCGAACGTCACCCATTGCGCCCTCGCCGTAGCCGAGAGGCAGAGCAGCCCCACGAGGCAGGCTGTCACTTTGTTGTTCAATCTCATTGCCTTTAGATTTTTTGATGTTTAAAAATTTGAGTAGTCATTCTCTTTGTTTTTCCGCAGGAGAGCCGGAGCCCTCCGTTCCTTTAAGAATCGTCCGCACGTATGTACGCCCCTTCGCTCGCCAGCACCAGCCGGTCTTGCTCACGGTCATAGGCTATCTGCACCTTTCCCAGCAGGTCTGCCCAGATGATGCCGCCGCTTTGCCGGATTGTGCCGACCACCACCGCATCGGGATGATAGATCAGGGCTATCTTATACACGCCCCCGTCACGGAACACCGTCACCAGCGGCGACTTGCGGTTGCTTTTCCACTCCCCGCATATCCAGTAGAGCGGAAACAATATTGCGCAGTCCATAGGCTTTACGGTATTTGGTTGTCCCGGCTCCGTTTTTCCTCCGCCAGCCGTTTGATTGCCCGTTCGATGTCGCCGTCCAGTTCCCTTGTGAGCCGCTCCACCTCCACCTTCTCGCTCTCTTCGGTCGTGTAGCACAGGTATTCCTCCAGCGAGGTTTCTGTGGCGTACACAGCCGACTCCACGCCGCCCAGCCCGAACCACACCTCCTTGTAACGCCGGCGGGGGTCGTTCGACATGTTCACCGACAGTATCTGCGCCTTCTCCTTGTCCGTCAGTCCCAGAAGCGACTGTATCTGTGAGAACTTGTTGAGGTATTTGCGCTGGTCAAGCAGTATCTTGCAGTCCGAATTGTTTATAATCGACTCCTTGACGATGGGCGAGGAAATGATGTCGTCTATCTCCTGCGTGACCACCACCGCCTCACCGTAAAACTTCCTGACGGTCTTGTAAAGGTAGCGTATGTAGTCCGCCATGTTAGCCGATGCGATTGCCTTGCCGGGTAGGTCAGGGGCAGTAATGCCCCTG